GCCTAACAACACTCTTCGCTAATCGCATCTTGGTGCGGTGTAGAGGGACGGAGTTACGTCCTTTAATCTCCACATCACACCAAAGCGCGACTTTGCGAATCGTTTCGAGTGTTGACGAGCGTTCCCGACGTGGAATCGAATCCACATCGCGTTCGGATATACGCCATAACTCGGCTAATAAATAGCCGTAGCGCTCATCATCGTAGCTTACTGCTACTTCCGTCAAATGCAAAACGCGGTATCCCTCATAGTATTTGTACAAGGGCTTACCAACGTTTGCTTTGATAGGGGTACATTCATCAAAATTACCGATGAATCCCCCATCACCAAGTCCGTCAGGAACCCAAAGCCGTAAAGCCTCGGGGACCATATGAACGAGGTGATAGAACGTGGATCGAAAAGCTGAATCACAGGCTAGATTACAACATTGCCTGTGAGCCAACCTTCGAACCGCATTCGCAAGACGGTATACCGTCAGGATATTGCTGAGCCTATCTTTAAGATAAATTGGCTTTAGGTCCGAACCCGAGAAATAATGCGAGCCACAGCTTTCACGGAAAGGAGATTTGTAATGACTCTTCTCTTCGTTTATACGAAAGCCGTAGAACTCCATCATCTCGGAGAACAGTTCGAAGGCAGACGTCGGTAAAATGACGTCGTCACCATAGACACTCACGGTCTTACGACCGGGAAGGTCTAAGTATTCTACACAGGATTTTGCTACTGCGTAGAAGATTAGTGATTCAAGCTGAAAGGTGAAGCCATTTCCCATAGAGGAAAACTTCTCCCACTTCACAACTTGGCCTAAGAATTGCCCGTAATGGGAGCGACAACTATCCATAACGCTATGCCATCGACGAGGTAGTAATGCCTCGACGACGCCACGGCTTACGGAATCGCTGGCAGAACTAAGATCAACAGTAGCTAGGCTAAGGTCTTGCGACCCTAGCTTTGCCAGTTGCTGATTTCGGCTCTGATAGCGCAAGTCGACACCCACGCTTCGGAGGCGTTTCCCAATCATATTGCCAAGAGCTTTCTGGTACCAAAGATTGATACCTGGCTCGATAGCAATAACTCGATTGGTTTTCGCATCCTTCGCAACGGTGATAACCTTATTACCTACCTGGTACGTGGGATATGTTTTACCCTCGTATACAAGATTTTCCAGGTGCTGAGTCCACAGCGGGTATGCTACTGCTGTGATCTCAGGTGGTATTAAGGAGTAAAGGTCACGCGTTATTCCAGTTTCATTCTGGAATTTGACGACGGAACTAGCGTCCCTACGCTTTATCAACGTAGAGGCGCCAGGGCCCCAGTCTGGCTCTGAGAACATTTCCTCAGGTGAAAACTCGCCCAACAACTTGTCGATTTTATGCATCACTGCGTTATGCAATGACACAGCGCGTCCCTGATAAAGGGTGTCGCGCGACAAGTCGCGAAAGCGAGCATTCGTTTGCTTACAGAGAAGTTCGAATTCTCTGAACTTCAACCAGGCCGCTTCGTCCAAATCCGAGCTCAAGGTAAGACCCTTGAACTTAGACAAGAACTTGGTAGCCATGTAAGCACTCTTAACACTGGACGCAGTATAATCCAGCGGATCGAACTCGAGGTTCGCCAGCTGACCATGTTCATTGTTTATGAACATGAGCCAGACGGTTAGACTTCGAGGACAATCAAGAGCCTGAAGATATTTCTCAATCACCAAGGTTGTTTCCTTGGGTGCAACGCTATATTTCTGAAGTCCTTTAAGGAACTTCCCACCTTGCTTCTTAGAAGACATAGGTTATGCCTATAAAGTTGACAGGATCACCGGAGTTTATCCCGGGTAAAGCACCACCTGGTATTAATAGATGGTGTCGAGGTCCTGCACAACGGCCAATAACGGCGAGCCCGTTGCATCTGTGGGCAAGTCGTCTGACGCGTTGATCGTGCTACAAAACAGCGAGTGCACGTGGTTGAACAAAGCAAGCCGTTCAGCCGTCGTACCTCTTTCTGGTAGCAAGAACTCTATGATACACACGTTATCATACGCTTTGGACGGAGCCGGTTGTATACCGGAACCCGTCGAGGGCGATGTGATATCAGGTGTAGGCATAGCAACTTTTAGCATAACCTTGTACATTCTGGAAGTCTTGGTAGGCCTCCGTGAGGACAAAGAAATGCTGGGGAAATTGACGGCAATACCGCCCGATCGATCTACCCATCGCGAAACACCCTTGGTATCAATACCTTCGGGGCTAAACGTTTTGTCGAATCCAACAGTGGCACTCGAAGTACGAGTGAGTGTACCGAGGATACTCGACGTTTTAATGCTGCCTATGGCGGGCATTAAATTGCTCCTTTACTAGCAGGTTAAGAACTAAGCCCTAGAGTTTTCCTGAAGGAAGCCGAAATTGGC